CTTTGGTTTCGAGATATTGAGCGCGATACTCATTCAGCATATCAATGGTGCTGTTGAGAATATAATTTCCGCCATCCATCAGATGCTCGTGACTGAAATCATCTCGCTCAAATCTCTTCGCCGCAATCTTGTGCATGGTAGAGCAGGAATTGGCCACCGTACCCACTTTGTAAGTGTCGAACTCCTTCCACCAGTACAGAGGGCCTATCAGGTCTACATAGACCGTTATCATCCGCATGAACTTCCGGTGGTCGGTGCCGGCGTTGCGGAGGCGTTTCATTAAATCGAGGTCATTGGAGCCGAGGCAGGCGAATGACTTTTTGACATCGTGCGGCCAGCGTTCGCACTCACATACAGATACCTCGCTATCGCTTTTTGCCCAAGAGTTCATCGGGTTGCGCATCCCACGAATGGCGTGTTCCCAGCCCAGGACTTCAGTGTTTTCAATTTTCAGCATGGCGTTCTTCCTCCATTTTCGTGAGAATAGCATTTGTCTCGTCACAGAAATGAACGCTTGTTGGTTCAACCCTCCGAACACCGTCTTTGAA